GCACTTATTACAACCAAGACATATAAGGAGCAACTAAATGGCAACAACAATCATCACGGGTCGCGATGTCACATTCACAATTGCTGGTGACAATTATGATGCGCAAGCAACAAGTGCAACACTAACCGTTGCATCAACAATCAACACTTATCAAACATTAGATGGCAAGGCTTATTACACAACCGATACACAGGGAACATTTGCAGTTGAAATGCTGGCTGATTGGGGTGTTGCACCCGCTGGACTATGTGAATCATTGTGGACTGCCGCAACATCTGCACCGCAGACACCATTGGCGGTTTCACTAACTGCCGATACTGGCGCAGTGTTCACATTTGATGTTCAACCGATCCTGCCATCAGCGGGCGGCACTGCACCTGATGCACAAACAGTTTCATTGTCATTCACATGTGTGACAACACCACTACTAAACGACTAATCACAAAAAAGAATCGGGAGCAAAAAAATGAAATTACCAATAACAATTGAATATGTAAATGGGTCATCTGAAACCTACACCGCGCAGGTAACTGAGTGGGCAAAGTGGGAGCAGAAAACTGGAAACATCATCAGTCAAGCCCAGGACAAAATCGGTGTATCTGATTTGTTATTCCTTGCATATCACGCCATGAAGCGTGAAGCAGGTGGCAAGCCAGTCAAACCATTTGATGCCTGGATGGAAACTGCCGTGGATGTGCAGGTGGGAGCAGATGACCCAAAAGTTACAAACGCGGGAGCATAAATTACTTATTGATTGAATTGGCAATTGCCACATCAATTCCAATGAGTGAGTGGAAAACCGCGGAGCAGGTTTTGACCGCAGTCGAGATATTGGAGCAACGCAATGGCAAGTGATGTATTGACTTATGACAAGCAACAAATGCGCTTGATTATTAAATCATACAAAGCCATGAGCGAAGAAGCCATCAAGGAAGCAAAAAAGGAATCATCCGCACTAGCTGAATATCTGCAAAAGAAAATTATTGGTGCAAGTAGCCTGACAAACAATCGTGCTGATGATCGCATTGCGGCAGGTTCACGGGTTAGTAAATCATCAAAGATTGGTGAGATCAGTTTTGGTTTTGCATCACAAAAATTCAGCGGTGGAGCAACTACGCAACAACTATGGGGCGGTTATGAATTCGGATCAAATAAGTTTAGGCAATTTCCAAGTTGGTCAGGAAAATTTGGTAAAGGCTCACGCGGTTGGTTTATTTATCCAACATTAAGACAAGAGCAGCCATACATTATTGACAAATGGGAAAACGCGTTTGATCGCATAGTTAAGGAATGGAACTGATGGCAACGGGATCACGCACGCTAAAACTATCAATCCTGGCAGAAACAAAACAACTAGTTGATGGATTAAAATCTGCCGAAAAGGACACCCAATCATTTGGTGACAAGATTGAAGGCGTTGGAAAAAAAGTTGGATTGGCATTTGCCGCAGCCGCAGCCGCAGCCGCAGCCTACGCGGTAAAAATTGGCATTGATGGCGTTAAGTCTGCAATTGAGGATGAAGCCGCACAATTAAGATTGGCAAGCGCGTTGAGGACTGCAACGGGTGCAACTGATGTGCAGATCAAAGCAACTGAGGATTACATAAGCAAAACCCAATTGGCAACTGGAATTACTGACAATGATTTGCGTGCATCATTTCAGCGTTTAGCAGTAACAACAAAAGACACCGCCAAAAGCCAAGACATTTTAAACCTTGCTATTGATGTTTCAAAAGGCACTGGGAAGGATTTATCAGTTGTCACCGAAGCCCTGGCAAAAGCCTATGAAGGCAATGATGCAAAACTAGCTAAACTGGGAATTGGTTTGACCGCGACACAATTGAAAACAATGGATTTCAAAGGCACAACCGAAGCGTTGTCAGACTTATACGGTGGCGCAGCCGCACGCAATGCTGAAACATTCCAGGGGCGCATTGATCGTTTAAAACAAGCATTTGAGGAAGGTAAAGAATCAATTGGTGCAGCACTGCTCCCAATCCTGGAGAAAATGATTGGATATATTTTTGAATACGGTGTGCCGATATTTAATAAATTTAAGGATGCCTGGAATGTTGTGGCTGATGCAATTGATCGAAACAAAGACAAGTTTTCAGAGTTTATTTCATTATTGCAAACCTATGTGTTGCCTATTTTAGGCACAGTGTTTAGCAAAATCACAGAGTTTGCAGGGAATGCAGTGGCATTCATAATTGATGTATTTGGCACAATCGCTGGAATTGTCACACCAATTGTGAATGGAATCATTGACAACATCAACCGTGTAATCCGTGGACTTAACTTGATAAAGCCTGGACAAGACATTGCATACCTGAATCAAATTGGCTCAGCCGCGGCAACCAACATGGGCGGTTATAGTGGAATTCCAAGTGGATCAGGATCAGGTGGCACATCAAGTTCAAGCACGGGTGGTGGTGGATCATCAGGTGGAATTGGTGGCGGTGCAGGTGGCTCAGGATCAAGTGGAGCAATTGGCAACGCGGCAGCCGCAGTTAATCTTCCTGATTTAGTTAAAAAACTGCAAGGCGTTTCAGACAAGATTGCTGAAACAACATTTTTGCTAGCAACTGATGCCATCACATCTAAGAGCGCACAAACATCTTTAAATGCATTACAAAAACAATTTAATGTTTTGAGTAAGCAAGCGGATGCAGCATTGGGATTGGAAAACATAGCAATGCCGCCAATGACGACCAATCCCCTGGCTGGCACTTACTACGGACAGACTGGCAGAGATGCACCAACAATCAATTTGACCGTGAATGGTGCAATTGATGCCGAAGGCACAGCCCGCACAATCACAACCGTGCTAAATGATTCTTATGATCGTGGCACTGGCGGTGCAAACAATTTCAACACTACTGGATCGTATAGTAAATTCGGATGACAGTCTGGAAGCCAATTTGGCAGCTAAAAATTGACGGTGTTGATTACACGAATTTAATCCTCAGCAATCTAACAATCACTAGTGGGCGCACTGACATTTATAGTCAAGCCCAGGCGGGTTACTGCAACATTGAATTGATCAATTTGGATCAAACCAATTATCAGTTTGAAATCAATCAATCAGTAACAATCTCAGTCAAAGATTCAACCAACACATTTGTGCCGATATTTGGCGGCACTATATCAGATTTGACTTTAAGTGTTTCAGATATTGGAGCAGTGGCATTTGCTCAAACATACACAATCATTGCGCTGGGAGCATTGAGCCGTTTGCCAAAAATCATAACTAATGGCGTTTTAGCCCATGATTATGATGGTGATCAGATTTATTCAGTATTAAGTCCGATTTTGTTTAATCAATGGAATGGTGTGCCAGCGGCATTAACCTGGGCATCTTATGATCCAACAACTCAATGGAATAATGCAGAAAATAATGGATTGGGTGAGATTGATCGCCCTGGTGATTATGACCTGGCAGCACGCTCATCAAACCCAACTGATGTTTACACATTGGTTGCAGGGCTTGCAACTAGCGGACTGGGATATTTGTATGAAAATCCACAGGGTCAAATTTCATACGCTGATGCAACTCACCGCAGCCAATACTTAGCGGCAAACGGTTATGTTGAATTGAGTGCCAATGATGCGGATGGTCGCGGCTTAACTATACGCACCCGCACTGGAGATGTTCGCAATGCAATCACCCTGGGTTATGGCGCAAATTCAGCAAATACGGTCAGTGATTCTGATCCTGCATCAATTGCACTTTATGGCAATTTATCCCAGCGCATTCAAACAACCCTGCACAATCATGCTGATGCAGAGGATCAGGCAGCATTTTATTTAGAGTTAAGAGCCTACCCATCAGCGCAATTTAAAGAGATTTCATACTCATTAACTAACCCTGAAATTGATGATTCTGATCGCGATAACTTAATCAAAACATTTATGGGGCAACCATTGCAGATTTCAGATTTGCCATTAAACATGAATGCAGGTGAGTTTTTGGGATTTGTTGAGGGCTGGACATTTTCAGCTGCTTACAATGAATTATCAATTACATTAACAGTTTCACCATTGGCTTATTCCTTGCAAGCAATGAGATGGATCAATGTGCCAATCACTGAGCAATGGCAAACAGTCAATCCAACATTAGAGTGGCAATTTGCCACCCTGGTTTCATAGAAAAGGAGAATACAAATGAGTAATCCGACTACCCCATTCAACTGGCAAATGCCCACGAACACAGATTTGGTCACGGATTTACCCGCGGACTTTGAGGTTTTTGGTCAGGCGGTTGCCACATCAATGCAAGATTTATTGGGTGGAACAACTGGGCAAATATTATCTAAAGCATCAAACACTGACATGGACTTTACATGGACAAGTGCAAATCCAGGTGACATCACAGGCGTGACCGCTGGCACTGGAATCAGTGGTGGTGGCACATCAGGTGATGTGACAGTGACAAACTCAATGGCAACTGCAATTGATGCTAAAGGTGATTTAATTGTTGGAACAGGTGCTGATGCATTTAGCCGTTTAGCAGTTGGTGCTAATAATACAGTCCTTACTGCCGATAGTGCTGAGGCTACTGGACTAAAATGGGCTGCACCTAGTTCTAGTAGTGGTCCAACTTTTGGAGTTTATAGGGGAACATCAGCGCAATCTTTTGCACAAAATACTTGGGTAAAAATCCAATTAAACGCTGAGAGTTGGGATACCGCTAACGCTTTTGATAGCACGACAAATTATAGATTTACTCCTGCAACTGCTGGTTACTATCAAATAAATATTGCTTTGAATATCAATGTTCAGAATGTGCCAGCAAACATTGCAATAAATGCATATAAAAATGGTTCTAATTATGCCAATTTATACAGAATGGCAGCCAATGATGGAAACAATGAGGTTATCGGTGGTGGCACAATAATCTATCTTAATGGCACTACTGATTACCTTGAATTTTATATTTATTCAAGTGGAAACAACACACGCCAAATCAATGATGATACCGAATCTCGTGCAACTGGCGTATGGATAAGGAGTTAAAAATGAGTTTATACAATCAAATTATTAAAGTTTATCCTGAACTTACTGATGCTGATTTTGTTTCTACAATTATGCTGCAAGATGATAGTGATGGATTAGGTGCTTTTATCCGTAAGTGGGATTATAGCAAGCCAATACCTGAAGGTTTAAGCTTAGGCAATCCTAGACAAACTGGGATTGACCGCTGATGAAGCCAAGTTGTTGCTCAGCTAAAAATGAGTAATTTCCCGAATGGCACACTGCCCCGCTTAATTGAGGTTGCACTCAATGAGGTGGGCACTGCCGAAACAGGCAACAATGAAACCAAATATGGCAAGCACATGAAGGCTGACAAACTGCCCTGGTGTGGGTCATTTTTGAATTGGTGTGCAGATCAGGCAGGGGTCAAAGTGCCAAATGTAGTAAGCACCCGCGTTGGGGCTGAGGCATTTAAAAAGAATAAACAATGGCATTCCACGCCTAAAATTGGTGATTTTGTGTTTTTTGATTTCATCATTGATGACAAAGTAACAATCAATCACATTGGATTGGTCATACGCGCATCAGATAAACAAATCGTAACTATTGAAGGAAACACATCAGGTGCGGGTGATCAACGCAATGGTGGCGAGGTTATGGTGAAGTCACGAAGTTTGGGAGCGCGCTCATTTGTTGTGGGTTATGGTCGCCCATCTTATGAGCCATTTACAGGTGTATTACCTGACCGACCAAAAGGAGAAAATAAATGAAAAATGCAAAAGCACTGGCTGCAAGTTGGTTGAGATCATACTTAGCGGCTGCAATAGCAGTGTTCATGGCAGGTGGAGATTTAAAAGCAATCGCAATGGGTGGCGTGGCGGCAATTGCGCCCGTCATTTTGCGCTGGTTAAATCCTGCGGATGCCGCGTTTGGCGTTAAAGGTAAGTAATGTTGAAACTGATTGGGTTGATCTTAATTGCATCAACCCTATCGGGCTGCGGTTATCAGGGTTGGATGCGCTACCCATGCCAAGAGTTTGAAAACTGGCAAAAGGCTGAATGCAATCCCCCACAATGTTTAGCAGTTGGACAATGCACAAAAGATTTGATTCCCGATTCAGTAGAGGAAAACAATGCCACGCACGCGATTGACCGCTGAGGAATTACACGCCAGGCTTATTGTCACAATTGGAATCATCCTTGCAATCGTATTTGCTGGCTCAGTGTTTTCATTATTGTATGCATTCTTATTCATCACCCAACCATTAGGCGAGCAAGCCCCAAATGACAAAGCCGCCATTGATTTGGTTTCAACTTTGTGCGTGTTTCTAACTGGCACACTTGCAGGGATTGTTTCAGCTAATGGATTGAAAACAAAGGATAAGCCAAAAAGCAATGCATCAGCCTAATGCGTGGCTCAGAGTGATTGCATCCTGGATGATTGGGCTGGCAGGTAAAAGTGCCAAACTGGGCACATAACCCTTTAAGTGTTTTAGGTGAATAGCCAGGCGATTTGCATCCTGCTCAATCAACAATTCAGGGGTTAATGCCTTAACTGGGATTGATGATGGTTGTTTAAGCCATTCAATGTTTTCATCAAAGAGATTTGATGCCCTAGTCACCTGCCCAAGTAATGAGGACATTTGATCACCGTTGATGTATATCTCAAATTTGCGGATATTCGATTGTGACCTATCCCCTGGCTCAGATGCAGACATTTCAATCAGCAAATCCCCTGGGTTAATTACCCTTGCATCCTCACCGAATACAAAGGCACGCATACGGGATTTAAAGTTTACTTCGGTGGTTGCCCGAATTCGACCTGATGAGTTCATAAATCCCCGTTGATTCATGTCCACTGCCGTGTCAGTGCTTGACCAATGTCAGTGCTAGCACTTAACCTTTTACTACTCAATGGTAGGCATTGAGTAAACAGTTAGACAAGGGATAAATTCCAAATACTGAGATGATTTGATAATCCGCTTATCTACATTATGTCAACCTAGGTTTACATAATTAGAGCGTAGTTACCAAAACATTTATTTGGGTCTATCCCGTGATCTGACCATATCGGATCGGGAGAATCTATATGGCACATTTCGGAGTGCTAGCACTCATTACTGCATTAACTGCAATTGGTTTCATTGCAGGATTAAAAATCGGATACAAACGCGGAGATCATCAAGGCAGCCGCAGAGGATTTGCACGGGGCATCCAGGTATCCCGCCAAATCGTAAGCCAGGTGAACAATGCCGCTTGAAAACTATGAAACGGTATCTGAGCGCATTGAAAAGTTTTGGATGCGCTACCCAAGTGGGCGAATTGATCAGAGCATTATCCATCAGGATGGCACGCGTTACATTGTGCAAACTGATCTATTCAAAGATTCAAATGACCTGCTCCCCT